GCGCTAGTACCCTCGGGGCCACTTCCTTTAAGGAAGTACCTGAGGTAGTGACACCTGTCACTAAGGTCAAGTTTTACCTTGACCGTCGACTCCTTCAACGTGAAGACCTCCAAGTAACACCTGGAAGCGTTCCATCGTCGTCGGAGTTGTGCTGGTATATATTGTACGTCACCCCACAGGAATAAACCTGCAGGGGGATTACCCCGACTTGTCGGGACAATCATGATTGGTCCGTACCAGGCCTCGAAAAGCCTGGATAATGGATCAGTCATACGATCAGCACCATACCGTAGAATAAGATTATTCATCAAATCTGCGGTACGACAACTAGCGTGATGTATATTATGTCGAGACCCATCCGCTAAAGGCACGTGCCTAACGCGTATGGGAGCTACTTCCTCACCGAGGTAGTAGTCTCCTCCACAGGATTCCCGAAAGGGGCCTTCTGTGAAGCTCTTGTCTCTATTGACCGCGAGGCCAACTTGATTCAAGACATCGATAACCGCTTGCGCGGATTCCGATGGACATATTATATCATCCCCGAAGACGCTGACTTGATAAAGGTCAGATACATCGGGCTTGCGGGTGCTAAACCTTCTTTTGAAGTTGGGACAGCACCCATTGGTTGCAGCTATTGTTAGCGCCCAAAAGCACAGAGCTTCCACAGGGAAGCACACGGCAGAGCCCATAGGGGCAAATTTCCTAAAGCGAATTTCTTCGCCGTCAGGAAACACCGTGCCGAGTGATCTGCAAGCGAGGAGACTCCGAACCCAATGGTCCGGGAAAAGCCTCCTTACTAGCTTGACTGACACTCTATCTGATGCCTCTTTGAGGTCTAGCGTAGCGTGAGAGCCGGTCTCCGAAGCCCAACGGGCCAGGAGCCGATTATTGCTCTGATCTACACATGTAACCTGCGTGCGCGCTAGGGGATGCTTTTCTATTGCATCATACAGTTTGGCCATGAGGCCTTGCTGTATATACATTGTTTCGCGCGGTTCCGTACTAATAAGACGGGGTCCGCGCGAGTCCTTAGGGACAAATGTAACCCTTGCCATAGGCGCTGATAATTCCTGAGCGTCCGAGAGTAGGTGGAGATTATCCACCAGATCTTGGTTGTTCAAGAAGAACCAGTCGGCGTACGTATACACCGAGTCCAGCTGTTTGATGAACCTAAAGTCTCCGTATCGGAGCCAAGGGTCCATCTTACAGGCGGAGGCGCCCCCCCCATGACATGGCTTTATGTCCATCGGATCACTCCGATAGAGTAGGCTAGTTATGAGGGAACGTGCATAATCAAGCACGTCCTCCAGTTCTTGGGGATTGCGGCCACGCGGCCGCAGCCATCCCTTGTCGAGAAGGGCTAAGTCGGCTTCCGTTTTGCGGAAAGCTTCCTTAGTTGCCTCCACGAGGGAACTAGAGTATGGTAGTTTAAGCTTGTAAAACATCAGCGTTAGCTGACGAATTGCAAGCACTGCATCACCGCTTGTATGTTTAGGATCAGTCCACGGATTGGGAGTTATTAATTCCCCTGCCTCGTTAAAGAGGACAGACCATGCACTGCGCAAAAACGCGGGATAGGGAAGGTTCCTTGCTCGACCAAAACCGGCTTCGCGGAAGTCCTCAGAGCTAACTTTGCCAGTAGCAAAGCTTCGCTCCAAGATTTTCGCTAAGCGCGGCAGCGAGACGGTCAGGAATTCCAACCCTTCAGCCTGCACACGTGACCTGAAGTAGGATAAATCCTCTTCTTTCACATAAACAGACAGTTTTGTGTACTGGGCAACGATCCGCCAAATTGCGGATAACCTGTTAGCTTCTACATTCATATTTGTAGTTGTGTTTAGGTGTAGCCTTACCAACCCTGCACTTCGCACCACCGGAGGTTATTCCGGGGATGTCAAGCCCCCACCCGTTAGGGTGGGGACCTTTTCATCTTGAACTGCTCGCGACTTATTTACCTTTGAGGTATTTTAGAAGCGAAACGATCACAAGGTAGATGAGTGCCGGGACGCCCACGCTAGTAGCAGTTGCTACAGGCGAGGCGGCCGCGGCGCCGATCAAACGATCGATCAACTCAAAACCTTGAACCGGCAGAGCCGTTGGAATGTCAGGAAGCAAAGGGTCCATTTCGTCAGATTTGGACCTTCGCAACTTGACTCCGGATCAGAGTGAGAGCCTCAGAGGCTTTCTCCAATTCGGTTTCAACGGCCGAGATACTCACGCTACCCTTGCGGTTAAGCGTGATACTCGTCTTGATGAATCCATCGTAGACCTCCTTATCCGCGTCATAGACGGGGGTTTGGATATCAACGAGGGATCGCACAATCCCAGAATTCTTTGTCTCGTGAGAGACTCGAATCGAAGGGCGACCCAAGAGGTCACCCTGAGGGGATTCTGCGTAGAAGACCAGCGTGCTCCCGTCAATTTGGGATACGTCGTCATAAACGACGTCTGCAGCTGGACTTCCGACATTAAGCGTCATGGATGATGGCAATGGCATACTATTTTGTTTGTTTGTTGTTATCGTCAATGCGGGCCCCTTACGGGGTGATCCGGGTCACCGCTTTCGAGCGTAAGCCCTAAGCAGTTCGACTAGTGTCCCTACTTGACCAAAGGAGGGTAGTCTAGTTTGTACTGGCAACATCTTACCATCAGTATCGAAGTTAATCCCGTAAGGGACACGACTATACGAAGTGGTAGTTCGAGACCCAACCAAGGTTGGGCCGCTTGAATTGTTGTTATACACTTGGTGCGACCCCTTAAAGGGGTAATGCATTGCTGTATAAGTATTAGTGTTTTTGACACTATACCCAGATTCGAGAGTTTGATAGGGGACGTCTAATACTTCCCCGTCAAACTGGCTAAGCCAATCACCGACGTCGATAAACCAATCGACGATGAACGAGAGCCTTACAAGCTCCCAGCCCGTGGAAACACGGGGTATCAGGTTGAATTGGGTGCGGATCGTTTGCCACTTGGATAACACCAGTGGCTCTCTAACGATCTTACCCCAAGCTATGACCTGACGTTCAGCATCCTGCGCCCTATATATTTTATAATGTGTATACACATTTGAATAGGGAATCGCAGAGGCGGTGTCCTCGGCCTTGCCCCTAACCGTAAACGGTTTTGGGTGAGCAAGGTTATAAGCGAGTCTATCTAACGACTGGAGTCCTTTAGCGATCTTCGATATGTCCCCAAGTAGGGGCTCTACGAAGAATTTTCGCGCTAGATCCAGGTCAATAGCACCATCAAGGGCCTTAACGAGCTTCAGTTGAAGTTTCTCGCCTTTCCTCGGAATACGACGCACTGATATATCCGCTATTTGCGGTAGTGCGCTTCCGAGGTCGAGAAACGACTTCCAAAGCCGTTTTGCCCCACCGTCCCAAAGATCCTTTAGGTCGGTCAATTCCCCGATAAAACGGGGGAGGTCTAATGCCCCAGGCAACGCCTGTGGGTTACACCTAGTGATGGCTTCGGACAATAACACATTAACTGATTTGAGCACCCCCACTGGGGGGGGCCCGTAGTTAATTGGTGCAGCCCCTTGTCCGTATCCAGTAAACTGGAGCGGGAGCAAGGGTGGCGTTAATTCATGAGACCAGTTGACCACAAATGCGGTCATCGGGTTATCATAAACTGTCTTATTATGAACTACTCTGTTATAGCCATCAAGGTTGACGGCAGCGTAGAGGTCCGTAATAGACCCAGTCTCTCCTGTTTTGGCTGCGAAGCCAACATGGGAGAGCTCTGAGTTACCAGGAGGGTATGAAAGCCCTCCGATTGCGACAGTGTTGGGGTTTGGATTTGAGCACATGACCTTTAAGGTATAGCTCGCATCGTCCAACACCGTATTTCGTGTTCGAGTCCTACTCATATTCAAGCATGCACCCCCTTATGGG